GATGAGGTCGATTGCGTACTGCTCCTGCTCTGGATTCATAATGGCGTTAGCCAAGTCCTTGAGCGATGAGCCAGACTGTTCAGCCTGTTGGCTGAGTTGAGCAATTTCATCAATTCTGATGGTCTGATAGCGTAGAGCCATCTCCTGCTCCCACATAACATGAAGTCCAGCCCAGCCGTACTGCTGTGTGTACTGTGCGAGCAAGTCAGCCTCTGCACGAAGTTCCTGTCGGAGTTTAGACTGGGTAAGCCAGTCCATCAGAACATTGGCAGAGCCAGCGAAGTCGTAGTCGTTGTATTCCGTACCCTTAACCTTGACCTTACAGCGGTCAAAGGTGGTCATCAGCATAGCAACTGTGTCGTTAATCGTGCGGTCAATCAGTCTGCAACGGACATCAGAAGCACCTTCAAATGGAAAGGCGGCATCGCCCTCCATCCGTGATTCGCTGTGCTTTTTGCCGTCAGAAGTTTGACCAGCCCATCTGGAGAGACGGATATCGTCATTCTCCATGATGTTAGCGACATTACCGCCATTCTGCGTAGAGCGATTGTATTCCTGCCAAAGATAGGGGACATCTGGCGTTTCCGAAGCGTAGACCAGTTTATCTTGATTGGGATTATACTTGGTCGAAAGATTGTTCTTTGTTATGCTCATTTATAAATTTGATTAAATCGTCACGGAAATAACGCTTTTGCCCACCCTTGGTTCGGTAGGTTCTGATTATTCCTTTTATAGCAAGGAGTTCTAGTTGCCGTCTTGTCAAGCCAATAAGTAACATTGCTTTGTTTCTAGACAACAGACATGGAAAGTATATTTCCATTAGTAACTTCCTCCACCCTGCCCTTGCAAGGAATCCGAATCTAGGTACTCTGGGTTCATGGTCATCAAGTAGCGTAGGCAGTCGATTGGGTCTTTGGTTGCCCCTTTCTCGCCATCCATCCCAGTCCATTCTTTCAAACAGTATATAAGGTTTTGACATTCTTCTGATATGTATAGTTTAGGTTTATTAAGCGGGGAGATATCTTGGCTGTAGTCATAGGCAAAGCCGTCATTGATTATTGATACGCCTTGCTCGATTCTAATTCCAGCGGATGGGGTGAAGTTCATCGGTTGTTCGCCATCGTCCAACATATCAATAAGGGTGACCCCTCCGTCCTCTGTGACGGCTTTTGAGCCACCAGCCCTAGGGTCGATATACCTTTCGGTAATCGTCTCCCCTTTTTCGAGGTTTAGTATCAAACTCTTATACTCTGAGAGAGAGCGTCCAGCACCATTACGCTGGGCTGTACCCATCTTTCCGTCTGGGTCAGCAGAAGGCAAAGCCCATTCACCCTCTGAGGAATCTGGAAACTCTCGATATACATAGAGGCATCCATCCTCAGTTGCTCTAATCCAGAGCATGAACCAGTTTCTTGCTCCCGCAGGGTCAACGACCATATAGTTCGTTCCGCTGGTAGGGATTGCGTTGGGTTTGATAACATTATGTTCTGGATTGAACCTTGGGAACTGGTTTCCGCTGATGTTATCTGCCCATCCGTAGGCTCTGATTTTGATTTCATAAGGTTTCTTTCCTAAGAGCGTCTTCTTCAACTGCTCAAATGGGTTATAAGGGTTGAGTTGGCTGTGAAACCACATCACTCCAGCGGGACGGACATAGGATTTAGCCTTATATGGCATCGTTCCCCTAGGACTTCCCATCACATTGATGTTATCTGGCAACAACGGAGACGGCTTGCTCTCGATAATCTTCGCTCCGCTGACATATTCCTTCACCACGGAACTGTATCCTGTGATTGGAGTGAATGTAACGATGAGTTTACCGCTTCTTGTGACGATACGATAGCGTAGCGTCTCAATCCAGTCCAACGGCACAAGTTCATCGCACCAGATGAGGTCAACTTCACCACCTTCGATGACATCCCGCTTCTGGGCGTAGTTCATGAAGATGCATTGGCTCTTGTTCGGAAGGATGAATGTGTTGTCCGAGAAGCCGTTCTTCTGCGTGTACGATACATTCTGAATCTTGTTCTTCCGCAGTTCCTTGAACTCGCTTGGAAGATATTTGTGGATTACTGGCTGTTGCATCTGGATGCTCGACTGGTTCGTGGTATGCAAGCACCACACCCTAGCGTTCTCCATATTGCACAGCGTCTGGACTACCCGCTTTGCCGCCCACTCCGTCTTCGATGCTCTGTTGCCACCAAGGACTAGGATTTCGTTGTTCTCCTTGAGTATCTCGTCCGCTTCCTTCCAATGCGGGAGGTCGAAGCCGTGTCTATATGGGTCTGTCTTTTCTGCCTGTATCTTGTCCTCACGGAGATTGAGGATTTCCAGCGTCTTTTCCTCACCGACCTTTTCTACCAGTCTTTTTATGTCATCCCTAGTAGGGGTAACAAGAATAGGATGAGGGGTGGGAGTGAAAGCCATAGTATTTTCTTAAGCGGTAAATTTACATCCCATTCCGTGTCTTCCCAGTCGATATCTTCCTCTTCCTCAAGTCCCTTTTGCTTTCTTGTCATCTTCGTTCTTGATATCGAATGTATCGTTTCGGATGACAGCAAATTGGTCGGTAAGCATATGACGGATGATTCCGTCCTTCTCCAGCACCACAGCGAATATATCATTGCAGAATGTGCCAGCGGATTGGACATAGAGCAGATATCCGTACCCGATTGCGGTCTTTACTGGGATAGGATTTCTGAACTCGTAAATCATGTTAGTACTTTCCGTTGAATCTTGGGTGACGAACCACGCACCAGCGGTTGCCGTCCCAGCGGACATCTACAGGCATACCGATGTGGAACTTCGTTGAGTCCTTGCACAGCACATTATAACTCTTTCCGTCAATCATCGCACCGATGACCTTCGGATTCTTGAATTTGGCGTAAACAGTACCACGCTTCTGTTCTGGTTCTTTGATTACCTCTGGCTCTTTGAAGCCGATGTTCTCCTTGAGTTTCTGGATGCCTTCGTGCGTCCATTCGACTTCCCAGAGGTGTTGGGGCTTCCGTGATTCAACACGATGCCAGTCCGTCCCCTCGATGTACGAAGAACGGAGTTCCTTGAGAATATCTCTGCTGAGACCTAGTGCTGTGGAAAGAGCCTTTTCTTTCATATCGACATATTCGTCAGAATGTGGCGATTTGGTCAACCTAAATCGTCACATCGAATTTTGTAAATTAGACTTACAGGTGGGTGCGGCTGGATTTGAACCAGCGTTTCTTCCGTTATGAGCAGAGTGTTCTAACCTTTGAACTACACACCCCTGTATATAAGATTACGGCAAGCGGGGGTCGAACCCGCAACATCCAGTTTGGAAAACTGACACTCTGCCAATTGAGTTACTGCCGTGAAAGGAGGGGTCGGCAGGAATCGAACCTGCAATTCCAGCGTTATAAGTGCTGGTGTTTTTCCAGTTAAACTACATACCCCATAAATGGCTGAAGGGGGTGGAATCGAACCACCGACTACGGAATTAACAGTTCCGTGTTCTACCGCTGAACTACCCTCCAGTAAAAATGGGACTAGCGGGACTTGAACCCACAACCAACCGCTTAAAAGGCGGCTACTCTGACCATTGAGTTATAGTCCCGAAAGTTGCAGGGGCGGGAATCGAACCCACCTATGAGTGCTTATGAGACACTTGCGTTCAACCAGAACGCTACCCTGCACAAAGAACCCCGACAGGGACTTGAACCCCGACAAGGAGAACCAAAATCTCCTGTGCTACCATTACACCATCGGGGTAAGTTAGACGCATGAAAGGAAGTTTAACCTTTCTCCTCCGATGAACGGAATTCAACTTAAACTAATGCGTCAAAATCGACCCACTAGGAATCGAACCTAGATGACTCGCTTAGAAGGCGAGTGTTCTATCCGTTGAACTATGGGTCGGAAATAGAAGCGACAGGACTCTCACCTGTACCTATGGCTTGTCTAGCCATCGTGCATCTGCTAGCACCTCGCTTCAAAGTAGAGGGTACAGGATTTGAACCTGTGGGAGTTTTACCTCCTTCTGTTTTCAAGACAGATGCAATAAACCGCTCTGCCAACCCTCTGAAATAATGCCGTTGCTTCGTTCCTTCAGCATAGACCGCCTAATCTCCAGTCAGTCAAATCATCATGCACTCCATTAGAACTTACAATCGGTACAGAGCCGATATTTACTGCGTACTCCGCTATTCGTTCCGCTGTGCATGACTTTATGGTTAGACCAGATTTCGGCTATCTCTAGGACTTAAACCTAGTAATCGGGACTCTAGAAATCCCACGGCTTAGTTGGTGGGTGTGTGGGAATTAAACCGCACAGCCATAGTATAGCATCTTGTGTGTAATAGTGTTTATCGGAGTTGCATCATTAGGGCTATTACCAATCTGCATCATATGCCTAGTCACTAGGACTAGCACCCAAATTCGCCCTCTCTGGTGCGAGCCTTTCGGTGTCGTGAGAGGTACTGTTAAAGAGAGCCTTGTGTTGGGATTGAACCAACGACCTACTGTTTACAAAACAGTCGCACTACCGCTGTGCTAACAAGGCGTATTCAAAGAACAACGCTGTCCTTATTTCCCAGAGATATTCTGAAGTCAACAGAGAAATAAAAAATCCCTTCCCCCAAGAATCTGGGGGACAGAGGGGGTTGCTCACAGGGGGTATTAGGGGGTTTACATCTCCTTGTGTCAAGCATAAATCGTCCGAATTCGGTACGCTTTTACTCCCAGATAACTTTTCTCTTGACGCAAGACCCTTGAACCTCCCTTAATAATCCCTCATCTACAAGCCATAAGCCTAAAGCCTTAAGCCTTATCCTGCTTTTTAGACAAAAAATTGTATATGGTTGGAGGGGTATTATATAGCCCGCCAACTAAAAGATAAAGACCCCCCCGCCCCTAGGGGGGGAGTCGAGTAAAAGGATTGTAAAAGACTGTTCTATAAAGATTCTATAAGGATTATTATAAAAGTGGATAATTCTATAATAACCCATCCCCTAAAAGAACATTTACAATTGATTTACAAACCTAAAAGAATCGTAAAAGAAAGGTAAATAGGGCTGAATCTGGTCGGTAGTGAACAGGTGAGCAGGTGCGATTTGAGGGGTCTGCGTGGCTCGCTGTGGCAGGTTGAGGGGTTGGGGAAGGGTGGGACATAGGGTAGGGATTCAGAGGGGCGTAGCGGGGCAGGGAGAGGGCTGGAACAGGAAACAAGGAATGGGCTGACAGCCCAATCCGATAGACACAAGAAAGCCCACCAAGGCGGGTTAGGCACAGGGTGGGCTTGCGGGGGGATTACAGGCTGAACAGCAGGGCGAAGGTCAGCCATCCAAGGAGGGCGAGACCGATGCCGAGCAGGGCTTCTTGTAGCATTGTTTTATAGCACAGGGGGCATCGTGTTGTCATCGCCGTAGACCAGACGCACATTCTCATCTCGCCTGTATTCGGGAATCTCTGCGATGGCGTGAGAAGCGTTCTCGAATTCCCATTCTGCATCTACGCCAGCACCGATGAAGGGAATAATCGGGAACTCACAGCGAGGCACGACACGCACGCCCTTGAGCGTGATTACATTCGCTTGTTCACGGAACAGGAATTCGTGAACCAGAGCGAGAGCAGTGTAGAGGTCGGGAGCGTCTACCACGAAATCTCGCCCACCCTTGGGCTTGAATCGAGTTTCGTAATCTTCGAGGTACTGACTAGCGAGGAGGAATGTTTTCATAGGTTTGTATATTAGGTTTATATTAGGATTAGGATTTGAATACACCAGCCTTCTGGCGAATGCCAGCGGAACGGATGAAATACTGCGGGTCGAGGGTCTCCACGCAGTCGATGGCAATCAGCATTTCGCTGAAGCGTTCACGATACCATTTGTCATCCTGCGTCTTACCAGCCTTGGCAGAGTCATCTGCGAGGCGTAGGAAGTCCTGTGCCTCCAGACGGAGGCGGGACAGCAGGGCGATGTGATAGTATGCCGCCTGTTGCAGTAGGGCGGGAGGAATGTAGTCGGACATAGGATTTTATATTAGGTTTTTAGTAGAGTGACGCAGGGGACAGGCTGGGTTGCCAGCCCATCCCCATTGTCGGATTTGGATTAGTTGTAGGAGCGTTCCTTGCGGGGAGGGAGCGAGTCCACGAACAGGGTTTGGATTCCGTTGCGGACACCAGCACGCAGGAGTTTAGCGGAATCGTGACCCACCTTTTCGGATAGGTTGAATCGCTTTGCGGACACTTGGTGCGTGAGGTGTTCCGTGACTGCGTTGTACAGGTTGAAGACATTGCGGTCAGCGTCCTCACGATAGGTGGGCTTATCCCAGATT